TATGAAGATGATGTTCAGCAAATAAAAGAAAATATGAAAGAGGTTAGTAGAGATAAAGTATTGATTATGAACAGCAACCATTATGTAAAAACTAATTTTGATGATTTTGCTGATTTTAACAGATGGGAAAAAATACGAACTTTTGAAAAAACGCAATAAATGAAAAAAAAATATCTACATCCACTAACAAGACAATTTGTAAGTAAAGAAATTTATTTTAAATTTATATTAAGTAAGGACTTTCCAAAGAGTCCGTATAGCGAGAAGATGAAGTAGATTTTTAATTTTTAGTTAGTTGTTTGAGGAGGGTTTAATCGCCCTCCTTTTTTTTTGTCTAAAATTGATATTTAATTTCGATATATATATATGAAGATTAAATTAATTGTCCCTACAGAACTTTCAGAAATAAGACTTTCACAGTATCAAAAGTACTACAAGATCCAAGAAGAAAACAAAGATGAGAGTTTTCTAGCAACTAAAATGATTGAGATATTTTGTGGCATACCACATAAAGATTCTTTTAGAATGAAATTAAGAGATGTTACAAAAGTTACAAACATACTTGTTGATCTGTTTAACAAGAAACCAAAGCTGAAGCAAAGATTTATGATGAATGGAGTTGAGTACGGCTTTATACCGAACCTAGATGATATGAGTTTAGGAGAATATGTTGATCTTGATACTTACATCTCAAGTTGGGATGATATGCACAAAGCTATGGCAGTTTTATACAGACCAATAGATACATCATTTAATGGTAAATACACGATTGAGAAATATTCTGGAGAAGGACAAGAGCTGATGAAAGATATGCCACTTGATGTGGTGTTTGGCAGTATGCTTTTTTTTTATCGTTTAGGGATAGACTTATCGAGAGTTATGATGTCTTATTTTCAGGACAAGAAGCAGATGCCATCTCGGCAGTTGGAAACTTTAATGGAAAATATGGATGGATTGGACAAATTTACTTCCTCTGTCAATACGATATTACAAGAGTTGAAAATATCACTAAACTAGGTTTGCACGAATGTTTGTTAATGCTAACATTTATGAAAGAGAAAAACGAATTAGAAGCAAGAGAATTAAAAAGAAAATATAAATGAGCAATCAAGGAATAAGGGGTTTTTACCAACTGACAGATACAATCAAAACAAATTTGTTGCTTGATCCTAATGTTAATACAGTAACAACTGGAGATATAACAGAAATAGACTTATCCAAACAGACTATATTTCCTCTTGCACATATTATCGTAAATACAGTAACTGCTCAAGAACAAGCTCTGGTATTTAATATTACTTTGATGGCTATGGATGTCGTTAATGAATACAAAGATGAAACAACAGATATTTTTGTAGGTAATGATAATGAACAGGATGTGCTAAATACACAACTGGCAGTCATAAACAAAATAATACACTTACTGCGTAGAGGGTCTTTATATACATCTAAATACCAATTATCTGGTGATCCAGTATGTGAACCATTTTATGAAAGGTTTGAAAACAGGTTAGGTGGTTGGGCTTGTACTATGGATATACTAATAGAAAACGATATAAGTATTTGCTGATGGAATTACAAGAAACAAAAAAGGTATTGAATGATTTTGCAAAGTATGTGATAAAACAATCAAGAGCAAATCTAACTAGAGGTAATAAAAATGTAAGTAAGAAACTTTATGAATCATTGGACTACAATTTACTTTCTGACAATACAGGTTTTATACTTCAATTTATAATGGAAGAATACGGAAGTTATCAAGACCAGGGAGTTAGTGGTACAAAGAAAAAATATGATACACCTTTCAAATACACAAACAAAAGACCACCTAGTTCAGCTTTTGATAAGTGGACTGTAAGAAAAGGTATAGCACCTAGAGGAGAGGGTGGTAGATTTACAAAAAGAAAAGGTCTTAATTATATAATAGCAAGATCAATATTTGAACAAGGCATAAAACCTAGTTTGTTTTTTACAAAACCTTTTGAGAAAAGATTTGAAACATTACCACCAGAATTGATAGCGACTTTTGTAAATGACTTTGAAAAAGAATTATAATGGCAATAGAAAAAATAAATATAAATAGTCCTGTCTATCTAAAAATAGAAAACACAAACCTAGCAAGTTGTAATTTAACACTTGCAATATATAGTGGTGCTTTTAATGCAAGTCCTTCTACAACTTACGAACTTGTAAAAAACGAAGTTGCAAATAACAACTATGTTATATTTGAGATTGGAGAACTAATAAAAGATTATATCGCATATAGTTTTAGTGGTACGTTTGGTAGTAACGGTGTCAATGTCTGGGTACAAACAACTGCAACCCCTAAAAATTCATCAGGTACAAGTCTTGATGCTATTAGTTCTATCTATTTGGCTTTTGATGGTGTTGGTTATTTTGAAGAAGGGTTTGATATAACAAGCTCATCAAATAGTGCAACAACACAAACACTTACAAGACACAAAGGAAGTGTAACAAAACTGATGTCTAACACAAAGATATTTAGGGAAGCACAAGAAGTATTATACATTCCTGTACTTGCAAACTTGAGTGTAAACTCTGGAAGTGATACATTGACAGGTGCAACTACTGTAAACTTTAAAAATGGTGGTACAACTGTATCAAGTGTAACAGTATCAACAGGAGTGTCAAACTCAAATAGTGCAATAGAATATGCAACAAGTACAACTGCAACACTTACAAGTGTAGATATTATAACAGGTGGATCGACAGAAACAATAGAAATAGAAGAACAACCCTGTAACAGATTCACAAACCT